AAATTAGTAGAAAATGGAACTCAATGATGATGGGCATTAAAATGCAAGGGGCAAAAGGTTTGTTTACTCCGCCAACTTATAGCCACATTTATAGACTAAAAACTGTTCAGATGTCTAATGACAAAGGAACATGGTTTGGTTGGGATGTAGCGAAAGTAGGCCCAGTAACTGACAAATCTGTTTACGAGATTGCAAAAAATTTTGCTGAACGTGTAGGGAAAGGCGAAGTAGAAGCTAAACCTGAAGCGCAAGAAGCAAAAAGAAAATCTTTAAGTTTATAGACTCCGAGGAGTGGGGCGGGAGCGGGAGACTTAACTCGCCCTATTAACTTATATGAAAGTGATTAAACAGGCACCAACTACTTATGAGCACTGGATTGATTCGGGCAGGATTATTATACCCTGTCTTAAAGGCACCCCTATCGTTACTGATTGGAGTAGTCCGAATTTTAAAGTAACGAAAGAAGAATGGAGAACTAAATATACACACTGCGCAATAGGTTTAAGATTAGATCAAGATATTGATTTTGATATTGATAACGAATTAGCAAAAAGATTTATAGAGAAATATGTAAGACCAGGAGCTGCCATTTCCGGTAGACCCAGTAATCCAAAAAGCCATTATTGGTGGAAGGGTAAATTAGATTTTAAAAAATTTTCCCTTCCAAAAGAACTCGAAGGTTACTACAAAGCTTTTCCACATGGAGCTACCTTATGTGAAATTAGAAATGGAAGTAGCCAATATACTATAGTTCCTGAATCTCTCCACAGTAAAGCTAATGAACATGTTAAGTGGGAGAGTTATGAGGGAATAAAAGAATATCCTGGTGATCTAAATACAGATTTAAGAAAAGTTGCTCTTTCAACCGCATTATGCATTGTATATGGATCTCAAGGGCAAAGAGATGCTTTTTGTACTGCAGTTGCAGGAGTTTTAGTAAAACATACTAAGTGGACGGAAGAAGAGATTAATGAATTTGTTCATAATTTAGCTCTTTTATCTGATGATAATGAAGCAGAAGACAGAGCAGAAAAAGGGACGAGTGTTAAGAAAGCAACTAAAAAATATGGAATGAATAAACTTGCTGAAATTATTGGATGCTCACCAAAATCAGTAGCAGAAATATTTAGCTGGATTGGAGTAGGTTATGAAACAGTTCAGGGAGCTGGAGTTATAGGAGAAATTTTAGAATATGGAGAGGACCGATACCTAGTACAAGTAAATGCAATGGTTGAAGGGAAACCTCAGAAAATAGAAATTATAGTAAATGGTCCCACCCTAATGAAACAAGGACATTTTTATGATGAAGTAATGAAGCAGGCACAAGTATGGATTCCTCAAATGAAGAAGAACGACTTTGATAAAATTATGAAAATCAAATTTGATGCAAGATCTCATTCAGATGATTATGTGGAAGAAGCTGCAGAGAATAATAAATTTATTAAATATTTTGAACATTATCTAAGCGCGAGACAAGCTTCGACCGACAAGAAAAGTTTAATAGAATATAAACGCCCTCATTATAATCAAGAGAAGAAAGTCTTAGAATTTGATTTAGATAACTTTGAAGATTACTTAAATGAAGTACGAAGAATAGATATGCCGAGAGTAGATTTAGTTTTGAAAGTTCAAAGAGTTTTAGAAGCCAGAAAAATAAGAGGGAAAGCGGAAGGAAAATCTTTTCCTCGTTGGCGTATCACTGATTATGAAATTGCTAAAAGCAGTTTAATTATTGAAGGAGAAGCGATTGAAGTAAAGGAGATTGAAGATGACAAAGCCTAGATTTGTAGCAGGCCCACCAGGAACCGGAAAGACTCATACGTTTTTATTAGAAAAATATAGAGAATTTTTTAGAAAATATGATCCTGATAAAATTGTGTTGATCTCTCACACTAATACAGCTGTTAACGAAATCTTAAATGCAGCCATGGATGTACCTGAAATTAAAGAAAGAGGTTATCGAAGAAAATTTTTTGAGGATAGAATTTGTACTATTCATCATTACTGCAAAAAGAAATTAGATCATAAAGAAGTGTTTACTGAACAAGATAATGAAGATTTTAAAAACTTATGTCGCCTTCATGTCGCTTTTGCTTATGCAAAAATTGGAGAGGATCCCTATAAAGATCATCCTTTTTTTAAGTTTATCAAAGCAGCCCATGGGTACGAGCGTACGTTAAAGGAGCATTGGCATCATCCCAACACTGATCGTTTAGAATATAGTCCATACAATCTAACCCAATTACAAGAATTAAAAACAGTTTATGAGCAATACAAAAAAGATAATAATCTTTATGATTTTGCGGACATGATTATAAAATACAACGAGAAAAAAATAGAGTCTGATATTGAAGTACTGATGGTAGATGAAGCACAAGATACTAATCGTCCACAGTTACGAGCTGTTTTTAAAATGGCTAAAAACGTTAAAGATGGCCACTTTTACATGATAGGAGACCCCGATCAAACTATTTTTGAATGGGCTGGATCTGATGCAGAGTATTTTCACAAAGCTTCTGCTAATCCATGGCACGAATTAACTCAAGGGAAAAGATGCGGCGAAGCTATTAATAAATTTTGTAAACAAATCATTGCTCCTATATGGAAACATTATGGGTATAGTAGAACATGGCTCCCCGCTCCAGGAATTCAAGGAAACATTTTTCCATTACCTGATCTTCGCCCTTCTTTAAGTTTAAAGAAACTTTTAGATAAAATAAGAAATACCAAAGAGACATTTATTTTTGCTTATAGAGGAAAGCCAAGTGATAAAAGGATAAAAGAATTTTTTGAAATGCATGGTATAGAGTATGCACATATTACAAGCTCAGCACATGTATCTCTTAAAGAACTAAAATGTCATGATGAATGGCCCAGCTTTATTGAAGGAGCACCTAAAAGTTTAAAGCAAGTAAAACATTTCTGGGAATATCTAAGTAGTAAGGCTATTGTTTATGGAAAAGGCTCTTTTAAATTTGAAGATTGGATTAATAAAGATTATACTATTGATGAAGTAATTGAAGCAGGGTTATTAAAACCACAATCGAAAGAGGTAAAGAATTTTGATTTATTAAGAAAACGCGCAAAGGGGTGTGACGTCAAGCACCACGAAAGAAGAATGGTTTATATTAGAAAAATCGTAAAGAATGGATTTGATTTTGATGGGAAGATCAGAGTTAAGTATGGCAATATTCATAAAATAAAAGGAACAACGTTCGATAATGTAGTAGGAGATTTAACCATATTTAGAAGAGGTAAACGTGAACCTATGTTTGTGGAATTAAGATTAAAATATACTATGTTCAGTCGGGGAATAAATGATGCATGGGTTTTAAGATCGGAAACAGGAAGGAGTCTAGGAGAATATGGGGGCTTATAATAAACAAATTGGTGGATCCCACTATAGAAAATTAAAAATTCAGCCGAGCGAATTTATTAATAAAAATAAAATTTTATTTGCGGAAGGCAACGCAATCAAGTATATATGTAGACATACTTATAAAGGAGGAAAGCAAGATTTGGAAAAAGCAAAACATTATATTGATATGATTATTGAGAGAGATTACACAGAAGAGAATCCATTAGATAAGAAAAATTTTTGGGGGATATTAAAAAAATAATGTGTACTTCCCCTGAACTAAGTGACTTAAATTTAAAAGGGATTGATATAGTTTCAGTTGACTTAGAAACTTATGATCCCGACTTAAAAACAAAAGGATCAGGGGCCGTTAGAGGTGTGGGGTATGTGTGTGGAATTGGAGTCTGTACAGGTAAACAAGCTTTATATTTTCCTATTCGGCACGCTATGAGCGGTAATCTGGATCCTAAACAAACATGGGATACATTAAATAAAAAATTATTTCAAAATCCAAATATTAAAAAAGTCTTTCATAATGCAATGTACGATGTATGTTGGATTAGAGCTGAAAGTGGGCTAATGCCTAAAGGGGAACTATTAGACACCATGATTGCTGCCTCCGTGATAGATGAGAATAGAATGAGATATACTTTAGATTCAATAAGTAAAGATTATCTTAGTGGAGAAAGTAAATATAAATATGATCTCCAAGATAAATCCTTAAAAGAATATGGTATCAAAGACCCTCTTAATAATATGCATAAGCTTCCCTATAGCTTAGTCAAAGATTACGCAGAACAAGACGTTAAGTTGACTTTAAAACTATGGAATGTTTTCGAACCTAGACTAAAGGAGACTTTGTTTGTAAATGCTGATGGAGACAAAAAGAACTTAGCAAATATATTTAAATTAGAGACAAACTTATTTCCATGTCTTGTGGATATGAAGTTTAAAGGAGTTCGCGTAGACGTTGAAAAAGCGAAACAGTTTGGCAACGAATTAGAAACAGAACGAGAACAGCTTATAAAAGATATCCACAAAGAGACAGGAATCAAAATAGAAATATGGGCATCTGCATCTATTAAAAAACTTTTAGATCAACAAAAAATAAAAGACTACAAAAAAACTCCTAAGTCAGGGATGCCTCAACTTCCTAAACAATATTTAAGAACACATAAAAATAAATATCTTAGAATGATAGCTCGAGCCAGAGAATGTGATAAAGCAAAGAATGCTTTTGTCGAAGGACTTTTAAGTTTTGTACATAAAGGGAGAATCCATGCGGATATAAATCAAATTAGATCGGACCAGGGCGGAACAGTAACTGGAAGATTTTCTATGAGTAACCCAAATCTTCAGCAAGTTCCAGCTAAAGGACCTATAGGAGAAAGAATAAGAGAAATATTTATTCCAGAAGAAGGTTGTGCCTGGGGATCATTTGATTATTCTCAGCAAGAACCAAGAATTGTAGTGCATTATGCATTAAGATGGGACCTCCCCGGAACTGATACGTTAGCAGATGCCTATAAAGAGAATCCTAAAACAGATTTTCATGCTATTGTAGCGGACATGGCAAAAATACCGAGAAGCCAAGCAAAAACAATTAACCTAGGTTTATTTTATGGCATGGGAAAAATGAAATTACAAAAAGAATTAGAACTTACGCCGCAACAGGCACGTGATTTATTTTATGATTACCATTCTAAAGTCCCTTTCATCAAAGAATTATCTAATGGACTAATTGAATTTGCAGAAGAACATGAGCTTATTTATACTTTAGGGGACAGGTTTTGTAGATTTAATCGATGGGAACCTTATGATAAACAATGGAATGCTGAGTTAGGAAGATTTGAAATTGAAACAAAAATAGAAGAAAAGAAGTATAATGAAGAAAAGAAAGAATGGCAAACTATTACTTCTTATAAATATGATCCGGTACCAATCATGAGTAAAGAACAAGCGAAGCTAAAGTATCATGAACAATATCCTGATGACATTGATTATATTAATTTTAATAAACATTATCGTTTAGCTTTTACATACAGAGCATTAAATAGATTAGTACAAGGGAGTGCCGCTGATATGACTAAACAAGCAATGGTGAATCTTTATAAAAATGGTATACTTCCACACATTCAAATCCATGATGAATTATGTGTTTCTATACCCGATGAAGAAACAGCGTTAAAAATAAAAAATATCATGGAAAATGCGATTAGACTTAAGGTACCAAATAAGGTAGACTACGCGTCCGGTAAAAACTGGGGTGACATAAAATAGGAGGAAACTATGGAAAAAGCGAAACAACTTTTGGCATTAGCAAAAGCTAATCCTAAAATATCTGCTGCTGTTGTAGTAGTGATTGTTGCCATTTATTTTTTAGCAACGTAAGGGTTATATGTTAGATGGCTTATTTAAACGCGAATATTCCTGTGATCTATGCGCAGATTCGGAGAGAATATCTCTATGATCTCAAAGCACACCACGGAGAAGTGGAAGACTGCATTCTTTTTGGGGTTGCATCGATTACAGGGCGGCCTATTCTGTTTCATGCACTTATGGAAAATGGTGCTATCTTCTATCGGCTTCCGATTAGTGCGTTTATTCAAAGAGGATTTAACATCAAAGACGTTCCTAGGACTCGCCTTGACCAGTTGGAGCTTTGGAATTGCTTTAGTTATTATCCTGCTATTACTAATTACGATATCTTAGATGGTCAATCAGGGAAATATATAGACAAAGATAAGGTCTGGCACATAGGATCCTATCTTTTCACAGTTGACTGGGCTCATCCAGAGTCTAATATAGTTGATACAGATCATTCGGAAATTCCGCACGAACATAAGTGCGCACACATACTTGCTCTCGACAATGGCAACTATGCGGCACAGCCTAATAATAGATTAATATGGAGTATTCCGTCTTTCACTGTGAAAGATGAAATTCCAGTCGATTGGAAAGTACAAACAAGCGA